TAGTCCAAGTCTATCTGTAACATTTTCTATATCTGCTTTTGCAAAAGCTTTCACTTCTTTGCTTGCTGGTTTTATCGTATGACTTCTTTCCATATCTGGGTTTATTTTATTTACCACACCTTCTATAGCTCCTGCAACCTTATTTTTAATTCCTTGAACTCCTCCCATTGCTACGTTTCCTGTAATGTTTCTTATGTGAGTTTTTGGATTTGCAAGCATGCTGAAATATCTCCAAGCATCAATTTTTTGAGCTGTTGTTCTTGTTACTTGTTGTCCTAATTGTTCATATACTTTATTTAAGTTATTATTTAATTCAGTATCATTTTTTGATGAAACTACATTTTGTATCATTTCTGGAGTAAGGTTAAACAGCTCAACTTTTTCAGTAATATCAACACCTTTGTTATTTATTACTCTTATGTTTCCATTTTCATCTTTACTTATTTTTCCACCTTTTCTACGAGCTAATTCATTATTCATTTTGTCTACTGATTTTTGTAACCACATAGCTTGTCCTTGTGGAGTTTGATGATTAAGTAAACTTAATGCCTGTACTGTTTGACCTGCTGATGTTCCTGCCATTGCTGTTGTTTGTATTGCTTCTTGTAATTTTACTGCATTTCCAGTTTTAGAATAATATTGTATTAATCTCTCTCCTACAGCAATATCAACAGAACTAATTTTCTCGCCATTTATAGCTTTTGCACTTAAAGAATTTAATTCACTTTCTGGTGTAGATGACATTATTCTTGCATCTGCTCGCTCTAGTTGACCTTTATTAGTCTCTGGTACATAAGTATCAGAATTTAACAACTCTTTGGCTATTTTCTTTGCCTGTGGTGTTGTTTCAGCACTTTCAATTATAGATTTATAATGTTTTCTTTGTTTCCCTGTATATTCTCCTATAGGTAAACTTTGTGTTGCAGAGGCTTTTGATTTTGCAGTTGGTAAACTATTTTTTTCTGTTTGTATATTATCTTGTTTAATTGTTTTATTTTGTTTGCTGTTATTCTTTACGTTTTGTTTCGCAGTAGTTAATTCGCTTATAGCAAGAATATCTTTTTTTGCCTTAGGTGCAATTCTAATATCTTCCAAATTTGTTCTTGTTCCTGCTGTTTTATAATTTTTTTCTAAATAATCTTGCCAGGTTTTGTTGTTTTGAGAATATCTTATGTCTGAATTAGATGTAGGATTAGTATTATCTATATTCTTTATTTGATTTGAATTAAATACTATATAATAAGATGTATCATCTTTTTTTAGCTTTACTTCAATTCCATCATAACCATTGTTTTGTAACCATTGTGTCATTTTTCCTGTTGATGCCACACCATAATTAGTATCAATTATATCTGCTGATGCATCTATTTCTTTTATTTTATTTGCTAAATTTACTGTATTTTCTCCTTCAACAATAAATGGCTTTTTTATATCTAAATATTCTTTGTATATTTTTTTACTTCCGCCACTAATATCAACTGCATCTTCTGCATAACTTTCTGCCATAAGTTCATTGTCTGTAAAATAGAATCCCTTCCCGAAAAACATTGTCTTCACTTGTTTTATTTAAATCGAATATTGTTATACCATCTGTATTTGAACCATGATATACTTCTTTTAAGTTTCCTTCATTATCTCTTACCTTACTATCCTTAAAATATTCATACTGTTTTTCACTCAACTTTCTACCTTTATTGTCTTTTATAGAAAAAGAACCTGAATTATTTTCAGATTCTTGCATAGAATATTTAGTAGTAGTATTGACATTTTCGTTTTGAGGTGTTATACTATCTATAGTAGACCTTGCTACGGTGCTAAAGCCCGTACCTTGGTCATTTTTTTGCTCGTAAACTTTTTTAAAATTATTATTTTTTAAATTGTATTTTATGTAATCATTTAAGTCTATATTATTTATTTTTTTATATCCATAAACACTTTCAACTCTGTTTATATTAATTAAATTTTTGCCAATTCTTGTATTTGTTTCAATTTCAATAGGTATCACTATATTATTATTGGATTTATCTTTCACAATTGATAAGACAAAGTATTCTGAATTTCCATTTTTGTTTTGTTGGCTTCTTTTAAATATTACTCGAGGATTATCTAAACTATCTATAGCTTTTATATAGATATCTTTTCCTAACCCATGATAGTGGTCTCTTCTATTAATTGATAACCCAATTTTTTTTGCTTCTTCTTCTGTCAAAATATTTTTTCTAATATGAGCAGGATTTTCATACATAGGTAAATCTTTTACTCCATTTTTTACTAATGTTGATGGAGTATAGTCACGTAATTTGACTGGATTTCTTTCTTGTATATTGTTTAATATATTATCTATGTTTGCACTTAAATTTTCACTCACATGATAGTTTTCTGTATTGTTTAATTTATTATTACCATTATATGCCTGTGTCCATTTATAATACAAATCATCAATGAATTGGTCTTGAGTTTTATATCCTTTAAACTGATGCCATAAGTATTTTATTTCACTATAAATTCTTTGGAATATATTAGGATTGTTTTGAGATATATTGTTTATAAACTCTTGAGTTCCAAATAATTGTCCTGATATATCTGCTAAAGCTTCTTCATTCATTTCTGTATTACTGTAATTCTGTAATAATTTTTTTGTCTCTTCATTAAATTCTATATTGCTTTTGCTGTATTTTTCTATTATATTTTCCATTTGCTTAGTTCCTATTGCATGTGTTAATTCGTGTATTGCAATAAATTCTCCTGCTCTTGTAGAGTTTGGGTTTATTGTTATTACTCCATTTGAATATGAACCATTTGCTATTTTCCCTTCAGGTGTTTTTAAATCTGCATCAAATCTTATTTCAACATTTTTGTCTTGGCTAATTTTCTCAAGGATTTGCACAAACTTATGTGCTTGTTCTGAATTGTTTAGATACTTGCTTGCTGATTTTCTCAAAATATCTAGATTGGGATTATCACTTTTTTCGTATATATAGCTTTGCATTGGAAGTTCTTTATTGTTTAATATATCTTCAAATAGTGATTCCTGGTTTGTTTGTGTATTGTTAAGATTAACTTGTTGAGAATTTGTTGTGTTTTCTAGTCTTGTTCTTTCTTTTAAAACTGCTTCATTTATTTTATTAACCCACATATCTGAATTTAACTTTTGAAAACCTATACTTGTTTTTCTAGCACTATCATATTGTGTTATATTTTTTGTAGGTTGATTTTCAAACCAACTTTTATATGCTATTTCTTGTATTTCTGCATTACTTTTTCCTGATATTCTTTTGCCAATTTCATCAGCTACTTGTAACCATTGATTTACTGTTCTTTTTCCATTTCTATTTGTTGGTATAATACTTAAAACTTCTTCTACTGCACTATTATCATACGTATTAATATCATCTTTGTATTTTACATAATTTTTTCTTCTTTCCAAATTGTCCTGATATTTTGAATTTGTTTGCAATTCATTTTTATTTATTTCATTTAAAGTTTGTTTTATATTATTATAACTTTCTTCATCAACATTTTCCATGCCATTAATTGCATTCAACATGTCTTTTTTGGCTTGTTCAGATATTTTGCTGTTATTTATTTCATTAATTGCAGTGTTTTTTAGGTTGTTTTCGTTAGTGTCGCTTATTTGGCTCATATTTTGATTTTGAGCAGTTTTAGTATCTGTTTGAATAGTTTGTTGCTCTATATTGTTTTGAACGTTTTGAGGCAATCCTGATGTTTCATTTTCCAAGTTTAATACTCTTTTTTTTGCGTTTTCTTGAATTTTGTCTTTAAGTATTGTTTCTACATTTACTCCTGATTTTTGTGCATCTGATATTGCTGTTTTTATTTCTTGTTTAGAAATTTTACCACCATTTCTTGCTTTATTTGTTAAATTTACACAAGAAGCCACACCTCTTGTAGTTCCACCTAACAAGATTGCACTCAATGCTCCATCTATACCATCTGACAAACTATCTCTTGCAAGTTCTTTCCAACCATTTGCTGTTCTAAAATCATACTTTAAATGCTCATTTCCTGCAATACCTTTTGTTGCAAGTTCACTTATTGCTGGCATTACTGCTTCCTGTACAAAGTTTTCTCCTATTTCCAGTCCAAAAGACTCTAATGATTTTTTTAAACCAGTTCCTTCCATTATTTTTCTAAGACCTTTGATATTTTCAGCTGCAAGGTATTTATCTGTTTCACCTTCCATGAGCCCCATTATAGTTGCATAATTTCTTGCTTCTCTATCTGACATACCTCTTTCATTTACAGCTTCATCATAATAGCTTCCCATTGCAGAACCTGTAAAGTACGCAAAACCAGCAGTTGGATTAATTGCTGTAACAGCCCCACCAACTACATTATTTCCAAGGCTCTGTGATAAACCAGCTATTTTTTTAGTAACTGGATTAGATGCTTTTTCTGTATTTTCTGCCATTCTTTGATTTATTTTATTTATTTTTTCCTGATAAAAAGGTTTTACATCTGATTTTTTATATAAAGAACTATTATTTAATTCCTCTTTTAATTCATCTGTACTTAAACCTCTTTTTTCCCTTTCATTTATAGTATTCTCTAGAAGTATTCTTCTCATATCCACTTGTGTATTATAAGCATTATCCTCCATCATTCCTACAGTTTTAAGAAGTTGAAATCCTCCAGAAAGTGCTGAGTCTTTTAAGTTTGAACCTATTATTTTTGCATCATTTTTAAAGTTGTTAAACTTTTTTTGTTTTTCATTGATTAACTTAGCTCCAGATTTTAACTCCTCATTTCCTTTTTGCTGTAAGTTATTAAATTTTTGCTGTTGTGCTTGCATTTTGTTTAGATTTAATGTTCCTGCTTTCAAACCTGAGTTTTGCTCTATTTTTCTTAAATCTGCTTCAGTTAAGTTTGTAGTTGTTTTTGGTGCTGTATTTGCTTTATTTGCAACTGGTAACGTTTCAGTTTGTTGTACTTTTTGTTCTTCTCTTTTTTGTTTATATTTTTGCCAAGATGAAGTTTCATTATTGCTGTCATTATTCTCTTGAGAATATGACATTTCCATATTCTCCTGTTCTTCTCTTTTCTTTTTATATTCAGCCCAACTCATATTTTTACTCCTTTATAAACCTAATCTATTAAATAGAATTTCTGCATCAGCTTCATTTATTGTGTTTCCTACTTGATTGTAAATATAATTTCTTAAATTGTCTTTATTATTAAACTGTTTGTTAAGATAATTTCCTACACCCCAACCAGACATAGATTGTCCCTTTTTAATCGTATTATATAAATTTTCTCCAGAAGAACTTAATGTAGTTTCTGTTGTATTATCTAGATTACTATTTCCTGTTGTATTCGAAAAGCCACCATAAACACCACTAGAACTTCCAGAACTTCTTGAGCTACTACTTTTTTTCTTACTATCTTCATATTTTCTTAGTGAAAGGTCATATTCTTTTTGCCATTGATCATCTGCAACTTTATCTCTTGCAAGTTTATAATTATAGTCTCTGTCGCTTATACTCTTATTGTAGTCATAATTTGTAAAATCCATATAATTGCTTAAAGCGTCTTGATATTTTTTGTATGCCAATTCATTACCATATTTTTGAAGTTCTAATTTTGCATTTTCAATATCTGCCAGCAATTCATTTTCTTTAATATCATATTGTAATTGTGACTCATTTAATTGTTTATTAATACTATCTATAGATTTATCTCTTGATGCCTGTAAAGTTGCCAAATTATTTCCATAAGCATTTTCAACATTTGCATATGCACTGCCTACTAAGCCACTTGTGTTTAAACCTGCTTGTGATAATTCTTGCTCTACATTTTTCTTTCCAAGCATTGAATTTATGTATGCTTGTCTTGCATTATCATTGTAGGTTTTTAGTACATCTGCTCTTTGTGAGTTTATTTGACTTGCTGATAGTTCTCTTTGTTTTGCAAGTCCTTGTTTTTGCTGTTCTGCAATCTTCTCGTATTGGTTTAAAAGAGCCTGTGTATCATTTGTAGTATTAGCTGTTTGATTTTTTGCATAAGCTTCAGCTAATTGCTGAGTAGTTTGAGTTGGTTGCACAGCTTGGGTTGATTGTGTTGTTGTTGGTTGAGCTGTTGTTTGAGTTGCTTGTTGAGCTGATTGTTGCCCTGGTAAATTTAAACTATTGCCTGCATATATTAAATTAGCATTTTTTATATATGGATTTAATCCCATTAATGTTGATACATCTGTTCCATATCTACTAGCAATACCAGATAAGGTGTCCCCTCTTTTTATTGTATATGTACTCATATTTTTCTCCTTCACATAATAAAAGCTCCACAATAACTGTAGAGCTTTTAAATTTCAATAATTTTATTATTTCTTAATCACTAAACTTTAAGTATTTGACCTGGTTTGATTAAATTTGGATTAGAGCCTATAATATCTCTATTGTTGTTATAAATATTCTGCCATGTTGTTCCATATCTGTTAGCTATTCCAGATAAGGTATCTCCTGAAACCACAGTATATGTTTTTGTAACTGTCCCTAAATTGTCTAAATATTTATTAGCTACATATCCAATGTTATTATGGTATTGAATTTTATCCCAATTATATCCATTTGCATTAGAACAGTTTTCTTCTAATACTACAACTTCTGCATCTTTTGCTATTGCTAAAATCACATTTGAATTTATAGTAGCTTCTTTTCTCATATTTAATCCTATTTTTGCATTTACCTTTTTTGTTTTCACAACAACATCTGGTATTACTTCTGTTGTATTCTCGATAGAATATTTTGGTCTACATACTGCAAATATGCATCTATTGTCTTTATTTATATTTCTTCTTTCAACTGCATTGTTTTTGTTTCCTTCTATTGTTGTTATTATATTTCCATTAACAACTTCTACAATACCTACATGGTCTGCATTATTACTATTGTCCCAAGTGAAAAATATAATATCTCCAGCTTTAGCATTACTTGCAGAAACAACTTGATTTTTCCCTTTAAACCATCTATAAGCCGTAGGGCAACTAGCAGTTTTAGGTATAATGTCTGTACTTATTCCAGCTTTATTTGCACACCACCAAACAAACATCTGACACCATGGATTATAATTTAAACCGTACTCTGCTCCATATTTAGTATTGTTATTTGCACCTTCTTTATAGCCTAACTCTCCTCTTGCTATTTCTAAAATTTTATTAATCATATTTATTCCTCTCCTTCTTTATTTTCTTTCTTCTTTGTAAAAAAGTATGTAATTACCGCACCGTAGCTTGTACTAAATAGCATTAATAGTTCTTTATTAATATCTACATTTGTAAACATTAATACTACTAAAGCCATTGTCATTAGCAAAGTTACTATACTTTTTACATCTATTAATTTTGTAAATTTTTCTTTCATTCTTTTTCACTTCCTTTCGCTTCCAAAATTGCTATTCTCGTCTCATGATTATTTAATTGTGTATGTATTTCTATTCTATCTTTCATGCTGTTTTCCATTTGTTTGTTTAAAATCTGTATTGTAATGTTTAGTTTTGTAATTGTGCTATTCAATTTTACAATTACTGTAAAAATTGGTATCATAGAACCTATAAAACCCAAAAATAGCATTATTGAATTATTATCCATTTCTATTACACCTCCTCCACAGTCAGGGTCACACTATTAACATAATCCCCACCAGAAACCCTATTGTTAGCATTTGCCACAGAAAACACTATTTGACAATCAAAAGCAGTACCTTCTGTAACATCTACAAGTATAGGAGATATTGTATGTACTCTCCAAGATTGAGACGTATTAATTGGTTGAATGTTATTTGCAATTTGACTCGTTCCTTTTAGTATTGCAAGCCAACTATACCCTACTGCCGTTTCAGCCCAAATATTACAACTAACTTTAACTTTACTAATACCTTTATTAACTATTATTTCATTGTTTTTTAAAGTGAAACCGTTTCCTTGCTTTGATAATACTTGAGGAAAAATAATTTTAGTCCATGTATTAGCAGTAGTAATTTTTTGATTTGCAGTCGCTTTTACAGTCATAATGCTTTTATGACTAATTGCTTTCCAGTTGCTCCAATTTGCACCGTTTCTAATTCTTGAAAATATTTGTTGGCTTGAAACCCCTACAGCTATTTGAGCTAAATCTCCATTGTTTCCCAAAGTTAATATTTGCTGGTATGCAATGCCATTTGGAAGATTAGAGCATCCAGTTCCTAGGTAATTTTGCCCAAAAGTTGTAAGACTGTTAGCATCTACATTATTAGTGGTACCATTTGCATATGGTATGCGTTTGTTATTAAAATAAGGGGCATTACTGTCAAGCCCTAAATAAGAATTGCCTGCATATAAATGTGCCCTAGGGCTAGTATCATTATCAAGGAAATCTAGTCCATATATTCTTGTTTTTTTATCGCTTTTTAGTCCCACTATTATACTATGTTGAGCATTTTTATTGTCTGAAATATTAGTAATTATTCCTTGCTTAGGAGTATTCCAACTTCCCCTATTTACATTGTCAGTCCTATAAATACTTCCATTAACATTAAAATAATTGTTTCCGTTTTTGTCTTTTCCAAAATCAAAAATAGGTTCTCCCTCTTTTACAGTCTGTGTAAAAGTTGTACTTGAAAGTTTGTCTGCATAACTTAGCTGGAACTCATATTTTTTCTTGTAATCATAACCTGTTCCCATGCTTATAGTTGTGCTACTATAAGTATTGCCTGTTCCATAACTATAGTCTGTATTTAAGACTAAGTTTGTCCAATCTGACCATGTCCCACCACTTTCTCTATGTCTGTGTTTTAAAACTAAAGTGTTAAATTTAGTATTATTTGCATCAAAATAGCCATTATAAAAGTTTCCTGCAAACTTTAAGCTTATGCCTCCACCGTGTTGGAGTTGTCCTTTTGAACTCTGCATTAATTGTTAACGGTATATAAGGTACTACAACAAAGCTACTATTTGCTTGGTTTAATATTTTGTAATCACTTACTTTATTTCTTGTATCTACTAAGCAAATTTTAAATTGTGTTAATGTGTTATTTGTGTATGTTTTAGTTCCTGTTACAGTAGTTGTTCCTCCACTTGTTGTTTTAGTCGCTGATATATCATTTAAGTTATTTTCTCTTAATTTACTAAAGCCTGCGTAATTTAAACATCTACCTGTTACACTTAGTTTTACTGTTGATTTATAATTTACTAATCTTTTATTGCTTCCTGTTAATGCTACTGTTGTTGCATTTGTATCTATTGCTGTTGCACTATCAATTACAGGGTGCGAACTTTCTGGAACACTTATTGTCATTGTTGTTGTCTTTGTTCCTATTTTTGTTTCTCCTGAATATGTATCGCATGTTATTGTTACAGTACCTGTTGTAGCATTTGGAATTTTTTGATAAAAGCTTGTTGGTACTGTCCACCCCACACTTGTACTGCTTGTCTTTGTTGCTATTGTTCCACTTAATCCACTAAAGCTATATGTTAATGTGTGTGTAAAATTTGAACTTGCTCTGTTTATGTTTATCGTAGAAGCACTACCTATATTTGCATCTGTTGCTGTTACTGAAGAAGTTCTAGGTATAGTTGTTAATATTTTACTAGCACTTCCTGTAATAGTGCCAACATAACTATTTTCAGAGTTCCATATAAAATTAGCTGAAACAGTTTTAGTCCCATCTGCATTGTGATACACATTTTTTGTTACAGACATTATCAAAATTTTAGGATTACTTGCACTGATGTCAAATCCTTTAACACTTTCACTCTTACTTGTTCCATCTAAAACACATGTTGCTGTTGTTGTATAACCACTATAAGCGTATCCACTATCCCTTACGCAATAGCAATTAGCAGTTACTGTTGTATAATTTTCTGCTATATTTTGTGTCCCTTGTATTATTTCAATTAAACCATAATAAGCCATATTGTCTCCTTTCTACAATGTAAATGCTCCTGTTCCTTTGCCACCAAGAGTTGGGTTTACATAGTCCTCAAATCTAGTGTTTGCTCCTATTGTTAAATATTTTTCTACCACCATATTTTTAGATTTAACTATAGTCTCGCCTGCCGTTGCATCATATCCTGCCTTTAATAAAACTTCTTGAGTTCCACTAGTCTTGTCTAAAATTTCCATGCCATTTTCATCGAGCTTATTTTTAACTTTAGAATTTAATTCATCTATAGTTAAACCATTGTCATCAAAAGTAAAACCTTTTTCAGTTTTGACTTTAGAAACACCATCTTCTTCTATTTTTGAAACTTTGATTTGTAAATCATCTGCAGTCTGACTTGTTTCAACTTGCTTTTGTTTTAAAATTTCCAAATCTCCTTTAGTAGCATCAAATTCTGCTTCAACCTGTTCAGCTGTTAAATAATCGTTTACCAGTTTTGTATCAATCTCAGAAACAGTGTTTGTTATCTTATCTGTCTCTATTTTTTGTTGTGCTATTTTTTCATTCATTTCAGTTATTGTTGTATTGGTTTCCTCTATCTGGTTTTCTATCGTTGTAACTTTAGTTGTATTTTCCTGAACTTTTAAATCAATTTTCCCTAAATCAGTTTCGACTGTAGTTACTCTTTCTGTTACATTACTTACATCGGTTACCAAATCATTAATTCTTGTGTCATATACAGGTACCCAATTAGTTCCGTTATATCTGTGTAGCTGATTATTATTTGAAGTATCTATCCATAAATCTCCTACTCCCATATCTTGCGTAGGTTTTGTGTCTGAATAAAAACTTTGAATTTTTCCATCTGCAACAAGTCTAGCTTCATTTGCCTTTTCAAAAGCTTCTTCTATTGTTGGGTCATCTAGTAATTGCCAAACTGTTCCATCATATCTGTAAATTTTCCCTTTTGTGTATCCTTCTAAAGTATCTGTTACATACCACAAATCTCCTACATGTTTAGCTTCTGGTACTGTATTTTGGTAAAAAGTAATAATTATTCCATCTCCTATTGCTTCTTCTACATTACCTATTCGGTTTATTGCATTGTTTAAGTTTCCAGCAACTTCATTAATGCTTTCTATTGTTCCATACCCTAGCATGTTGACCCAATCGTCTGCATCGTACTCATTTCTTCCTGCAGTTGTAATTAAAATTTCTCCTTTTTTACCTGCCTTATGATCATTGTCTGTTTGTAATATCCACATATCTCCAGCATTATAATTACTAGGCTGGGATAAATATATTTTGTTCTTCTTTTCTGCTTCTTTTTTAGCTCCAGATTCAGTTGTCCAATCTTCTTCATTATAACTACCTATGGTTCTTGTATTTATACATGTATAAACTGTATTGCCATCTATCCAGGTATCTCCCTTATAGTATGGTGGACTTGGTCTTGAGCCATAATTTCTACTAACATTTTCATACTCTTTATTAATTTCATTTTCAGCATCAGTTAATTTTTTATTCAAATACCCAAGATTAACTAAATCTTCATCATACTTAGGTTCACTCATTTCTAATCTCCTTTATAATAGCTTCCAACAGTGTAAATAACACTCACAGAATTAAAATTCATATTTGAATCTTCTTTATTTTCAATATACAAAGAAAAGAAAGAAAGCTTTTTTGCCTTCTTCCTTATTATTGTTGTTTTTGGATATGTTGAATTTGTATATATTTTAGATAATACTTGTTTGTCTCCGTTCTTTAATCTGTACCCTATATCTAATTGCGAATTTGTTGGATTACTTGATATAGCGACTCTTTTTATATTCTTTTTATTTACTGGATTATTTAAGTCTAACACAACTGAGTTCCATTCTGCTTCTACATTACTTGTGTTGTCTTTAAATCTATTCTCATCGTTATCATTTCTAAACTTACAGATATTACCATATTTGTCTCCAAAATAAAGTTCTTCATTCCAAACGAACCATACCCTTACAGGTAAATTAATCCAATAAAACCATTCGTATTGATAATTACTGTATTTAGAATTGCTTGAACTGCTTTTAAATCTGCTATCTGCTACATACACATTATTATTTATTGCTAAATAATACTTTCCATCATTCGCTATACCAATTGCATCTTTTAAATTGTTTTCTTGCTTTAATTTAGTGTCAATATAGTAACTTCTATGATATGCAAAAGTTTCATTATTTATTGTTGCAGAATTTAATGCAAATACACCGTTTGCAGTTAAAATTAAAGGTTCATTAATCAAAGTATCACTAGCATGTTGAGAAATGTTTCCTTCTCCTTTTAAACTTCCTTCTAAAGTAAATACTTCTTCTCCATTATATGTAGCATATCCAATTTTAAATAAAGTGCTATCCGTGTCAGATACATCTTTTAACGCAGCTAATTTTCCACTAATTAGTTTAACAATTCCATTTATCGGAGCTACTTCTAACCCTGCCTTAATTACATTTTCTACTGGCATATAAGTTATATCATTTAAGTATGAGTACATTACTATATTTGCATAATCTGGATTTCCAGACATAAATACTCTATTGTTTGCTCCGGCATAGCCATAAACACACCCTATATTACATTTATTGACCTGAGACTTACTGCCTTGAATAGTTTTTGTATATCTTATTCTTACATTATCTCTTCCATCTACAACTGGTTTACCTATTGCAGTATTGAATTTTACCTGTCCTTTGCTATTATCTATAGAATAATTCGAAATACTTCTCTTTTCCCAAACTCCATTATTATTTAATATTTCTACTAAATCAATGCTTTTTATATTTGTTTCGTCTAGCTGATATACTGTATCTGTTTCATTACTTGTGAATAAATTAATTCTACTATCAGATAGCAAGTTCACTTTTTCATATGTTTGGCTTTGCAATCCGTTTGGGCTTCTAGCTATTTGAGTTGTTGGAACATACCCAATCTCATCCAGGTAATGTGCTCTATTTTTCTCTTCTAGCAGGTTATAACTGATTGCTCTTTTTCCATCTAATATTAATAATTTTGAATTTATTATAATTCCTTGTGAGATTTTATCTGCCAAACCTGTTAATATTTCTGTATAGCTGGTAAAATCTGTTTTCATTTCATACAGTTTAGTTCCACAATGTACTACAAAAAACTCTCCAGAAACTGTATCAACATTCCAAATTCCGTTTATATTAGCTTTTTCTCCTAAATATGCTAATACTTTATATCCATTCCTTTTTTCAATTGTGCCATTATTATTTATAAAATTAAAACCTCTAGGGCTTCTTCTTCTATCTATGTCCGTTATAGATGAAGAAAAATCCATACCTAAAAAACCTGCAACAGTTGTTGCATATGTAGTAGGACTTGAAGGAACATTAAAATTTGCCATACTAATATACCTCTTTTATACTTTCTTGATTTTCAATATTACAAATTAAATCTTGCAAACCTGTTTCAAATTCATTTCTATATGCTGTAGCTTGAGAAATGTCATCATCTTTATATAGCTGGCTTGCTATGTATAAAGGAATTAAAACACAAGCATCTTCTGGATAATTTATAACAGTATCATTATCTGTATCATTATCTATCTTATCCACTTCTGTCTTTTTATACTTTTTATTTTTCTCATCGTATTCATATATGTTTTTAACATATGGTTTTATTCTTTGAATTGCCTCATTTGCTACAGCTGGCATTGCACTCAAATACCACTTACAGTCATCATCATTTCTTAATGTGTTTAAACTCTCAACTTTTATTGGTTCATCTTTTGCAAACATTTTTTGTAATGCTATTATTTGAATTTCTCCCCAAGTCATTTTTTCCTCCACTTCTGCTAGAATCGAACTAGCTCTTCCTTTAAAGTGATAAAAGGGCTAGTATTAAACTAACCCTGCATTTCTTAATTGCTCAAAAACTGGTCTTGTTACATCAGTTTCTACGCCTCTTATTATTTTTGCATACTTTTCATTTATGCCAACAATAATTTCTTTATCTTGTGGGTTTAATTTATCAACTGGAATTAAGATTTTTATTGTTTCCTCTTTCTTATTTTCTTGTTCTGTTTTTTTTATTTCTTGTTCAATTTTTTTTGTAGCCATTTCTTTTCCACCTTTCTTATTTTCTTGTTCTGTTTATAAAAAACAAGAGGGCTTTTCAGCCCCCTTAAGTCAGGCTTTCACACCTGTTTCTACTCTTACTAATGCAAGAGGTTGTGTAATAACAGCTGTAAAGCAGTTTTTCCATCCAACACTTGCTCTTTGATCTAATGGGTCAGCTGAACCAGCAGAACCGTTAGGTTTTACTATAATTTCAGGTTTTCCTGCTCCACCTTCTAGGTCTACACATGCGTAAGCATCTTTACCATAAGCGTACGCAATATGTACAGGTATCTTTGTACTTTCTGCTGAACTATTAACAACGGATAAGTTAGTTGTTTCGAAGAATTTCATGCCATGCATTTTTCCAAGTTCGCCTTTTACCATTTGTTCTGGTTTTGCATATTTAGAAACATCAACCCATGCACTATCACTCATTAAATCATAAGCAATGTCTGGGTCAACTTGCATATGGTAGAATCCATCTGCAAATCTTTTAGCATTTGCATTTTTTAATTTCCTTACAATTTTTTTGATGTCTTCTGCAGTTAAATTTTTAGTTGTAGCAGTTTCTAATCCTGCTCTTGTTGTTGCACTTCCAGCAAAGTACACATTTGTGCCTCCAGCAATCGCTGTTTGGATACGAGTATCAACGACTGTACCTGCTTCTTCTCCAAGTAATTCTGAAGTTTCAGTAATAACAGGATCAATACCTGTCATTTGAATTAAATCAGATAATTCTACGAAGTCTCCTTCTTGTGCAACAGTTGCTGTTACTGTTGTAATATTTAAGTTGTTGCCATCTGGTGTTTTACCTTCTGTTAATGAAGCTGTTGGTGCAGTTAATGAATTGAATTTTCTAAAATTCATTGTTCTTCCTGAATTTTTAGGTAATTTCTTTTTCATTGCATCCTTATAAAAGTTTAGTTGAGGTAATAACCTTGTTAATAGTGTTTTCTCATAAAAAGTCTTGTTCTCTGCTGATAATTGATTTTGATTTGTTACATTTGTTATAACTTGTGTTTTTGTAGCCATTTTACATCACTCCTTTTAATTTTTAATAAAAAAAATAGCTACTCGGCTTAAGTAACTATTTCAATTCGCCATCCTTGGCTTTTTGAATATATTTTTCAAATTGTTCATTCGACATATTATTCCAGTCAAGAACTTGTGGCTCAGTCTCTTCTATTGCTCCTGGTGTTGTCGAATTATTTGCTACAATTTGCTTTGCTGTTTCAACAGATTTCTTTTCATATTTGCTTATTAGTTTTTGATAATCTTCATAGATTTGAGCTAATGGCACTTTGCCGATTTTCCCGCTTGCAAATAAATCAAAATCTGCATCTTTCGTAAGCTCTTGTAGTTTTTCTGTCGAATATTTCTCAACAAAATCTTTAGTATCATTTTGATACCAAGCATCTTGTTTATCTTTCTCATCTTGCTTAATTCTTTCTTCAGCCTCTTTTCTGGCTTTATCTTTTTGTAATTCCCTATAGCCACTTATAGGGTCTTTACCATTAGAATCTAATTCATACATATCAAGGTATTCTTGAACATCATATTCATCCTTTATCGGTTGTCCTGTATAAGGGTTTTCTTTATTAATATAAGTTTGAACTTTCCCTTGCTGTAATCCTTTCTCGTATGCTTCTTTTCTTGCTTGTTCAATTTGCTTTTTAGCATCTTCTTGAGCTTTTCTACGAATACTAGCATACTTTGCATTTTCTGCATTAGATTGTTTTTCTGTCTCTTGTTCTTTGTGTTCTTCCACTTCTTCTACTTGATTTTCAACTTGTTCAGTTGTTTCGATATTTTCAGTAGTTTCAGTTTCAGGTACAGTACTTTCAACTGTTTCTTCTTGTTCAGCGACTTCAAGATTGTTTACGCTTTCATCTTCTTTTTCCATAAATATTCCTTTCTATTTTGAGATTTTTACGCTATTCACTGCGAATTTATATAAAAAATAGCCTAATGGCTAATATTTATACCGTTTGTTGTATCGGTTGTTCTGTTGGAGCAGGTGTCTCTGCTTGCTGTATTATGCTCATCACGTATTGCAATATCTGTGGGTTTTGAGCTATCTTTTGACTTATTTCTGGAGGCAATAATTGTTTTTTCCTTATCTCTTTTAGTTGTGCCTTAAATGGCATTGCTGTTTCTGGATATAATTCTATATAATCATCAAACGTTATATCTCCTCTTTGCAATGCTTGTTCTAATAAATTAATACTTAAACTCTCTGAATAAGCACTTCCAGGTCCTACATCTATTGTTGTTTCAAAATCTATTCCTTGGTATTGTGCTCCATTAAAGGTATTTACTTCTTGCTCCCCCTCATTTTCTACTACATAAGGCACATCAAATCTATAATAAGCTTTAAAAAACTGTTCCCATATTCTTGCAATTTTTTCATGTGTTCTCCAAAATCTTCTTTGCATATCTTCTATTGGTACTTTGGCTTGTGTTTGTAATGCTACTATAGCACTACCACTCATGTTTTTGCCTAGCACTTCGCCATTTGCTACTTCTGTAGCTCCTGTAACTGTTCTAGTCATTTCTAATAGTTTATCTGCCACAGTAAGAGGTGTGTTACTAAATGCTGGTGGGTTTAAATACTTAATTCCATTAAAACCTGGGCTATAATCTGTTAAAACCTCTCCTGGTGTATTTGTTATTTGTTTCCCTCGTAAAGATAAAGGATGCATTATAACTTTTGGAAATCCCATGTTTTGACTTGCCATTTGCATCATGGCATAGTCGAAATTAATAGACTTTTGTGTTGCAATTAATGGTTCAACTTCTCCAATTCCATAGATACTTTTTTCTCTTTCCTCATATGCATCAACTACAATTGGATAGAATGTCATTTTAAATTGTTCAACAACAGGTTTATCTTGGTCTATTTGTTCCTCATCTTCATTTGTTTTACCTGCCTCGTTTATTTCTAGCTTAATTTTGCTAGCATCTGGTGTTAAAGGAGTTTCTTCCTGTATTATCATATTCTTGGTACTTTTAGTGTAATAAACTTCTCCATTTTTTCTAAAGTATCTGGTCAATACTGTAGCATATTCCTCTCCACTTTGTTCTTCGTTGTCATAATTCTTTTCTGAATCATCATCTGGTGTTATTAGTTCTATTTCTGTATTAGTAATGCCATTTTTCTTTGCTATTCTTTTTAAAGTTTCAACATTTTCCCTGCTTTGAATTATAATCCATTTTTGTTTTTGCTCATCTTTCTGCTTTGGGTTTGCAAATACTATGCTTAAACAATCTATTATCTGTCCATTAAGTCCACCTGCAAACTTAGCCATTCCTGTTTTCTTCTCTGTATCCCAAAAATAATGATAAATATATGTTCCTTTTTTTAGTCCGTCTGCAATAGCTTGATTGTCCAAATCTTCTTGTTTTATCTCTTTATTTATATGTTTTGCAAAATTTGTAAAAGAACTAGCACCTTGAGTTGCCATAGTATTATCTTCTGCGTTGTAAACTAATGGTTTATAAATAACTGAAATTTTGCTAGAAAGAATATTTGCTTTTTTACCATTTACTATAAATTTTATTATATTTATTACTGGTCTTGGCATATTCTTAGTTCTTTCTGTTGCTTGTGGCCATTGCCTGCCCTCAAAAAAGTCTACACATTGTTCGCAAGTTTCCTTTAGTCTTAACTTTTTCTGATATTCTAATCCATTTTGCCAGTCATTCCAAAACTTCTTTGCTAAATCTTCTCTACTAGACATTAGTTTGCTCCTTTCCCTGCAGTTTCTTTTCCTGTTATATACTCATTGTATATATCCTCCTGATTAACCGCTTCTTGTGGTCCATTCAACCATTCTTTAAATATCTCCTCTTGCTCCTTGCTTTTATCAGTTTCACTTTTTACTGTTTTCTTTTCCTGCAATAAATCAGCAACTTTAGGTATTACATAAGGTAGAACACCTAATAAATACCCTACTATAACAGCTATTAATACCATATTTCTTCCTCCTCTTCTGTCTGTAGTTCAAACGGTAGTTCTTGTTTTTTTGGCACAAAAATAGGCTCTTGTGTCCAATAAACACAAAAACCTCTTATTGCATCAACAGAGTGTGTCAACTCGTGTGGTTCGTTTGCTATATCTCCAACTCTTTTCGCATCGTGTTGTACTTGTGGCAAACATCTTATTAAATTTTTACAAGTATTAAATATTTTTAATTTGGCTGTAGTACAACCTTGTTCATCTTTATAAGGCTTAAGCCACTCTTTCATCTGTAACCAACCTTGTATTCTATCATTGTTTGTCTTGTATAAAGCTATATTCCCTTCTGCAAATATATCAGCTGTACTCTTGCCTGTTTCTTTATGTCTATTCCATAAATCTGGTGGTGCTAAATACATATATACATCTTCGTTCGTCATTTCCTTTATTTTGTCTCGTGCTTGAGATACTAATAAGTTGCTTTGATACACTTCTCTGAATACATAAGCATTGTTGTTATAGTCTATCGCTATCCAATATCCAGCAAGCTTATCTAATCCATAATCCATTACAAAATATACATACCAATCTTTAGGTATTACAAAAGGTTCTATTACATGTATATTTCTATCAAATTCTGTAAAAAATTGTCCATCAAATATATCCCAGTTTCCATATTTTAATGCTTTTCTTTCCTTTTCTGGTAAAGCATCTAATCTCTTTATATAGTCTGGATCATATGTTAGCATGAATTTATTGTCTTGTACTAAACTAGGAATAAATATTCTTGTTGTGGTTTCTCCTGTTTCTAATTTACAAGTATGTATAACATTTGGTGCTCCTATATCTATAAATCTTTCTTTTACCCAATTATGTCCAACACCACCTGGATTAGTAGAGCTTTTTATACCTTTAGGATAAGGATTAGCTCCACGGCATCTAGATATCATATATGTGTACATAAATTCTGTAAAATGTGTTAATTCATCGAAACGTATCACATCGTATTCTGCAGACTGATATTGATATACATCTTTTTCATATTGTATATATCCAAAGTCTATAATGCTTCCATTTTTGAATTTCCAAGTGTGCTTAGAATCGTTATAATTTGCTATAGATAAGGGATATAAATTCATACTTGTCCTAATCAGTGATTTTTCAAGGTCTGCAAATGTACTTCTAAATATAATCTGTTTACTCTTAGGGTATTTAAGTGCATACAATAATCCATCAACTAGCTGTCCGTAGCTTTTCCCTCCTCCTGCTGCTCCCCCAAATAAAGTTTCAAACGCTTGACTATCTATAAAAGCCTGCTGTTTTTTTGTTATAGAAATTTCCACATCACTCAACAACCTTTATATCTACTTCAAATTTATTATTTGCTGTACTTTCTCCTTTTGCTAATGCTCGTTTATCATACAGTGTTCCTATTACAGTGCTTAAGTTATTAACTGGTATCTTATCTTCCTTATTGTCTAAAGCTTCTTCAAGTCTTTTTAAAGCCTTATCTATTAGTCTACTAGCTTTATCTGTAAATTCTTCCTTCTTTTCATTACATAGTTTTACAAATTCTGGCTTGTCTTTGTTATCTTTGTATATCTTTTCTACTGTAGTAGTAGCAATACCTAATTGCCTTCCTGTTTCGCTAAAATTATTAGTGCTAAACATAGATACCATTATCTTATATATAGTTTCATTGTCTGTTTTCTTTCCTTTTGCCATATTACCACCTTCTACTCTTTACAGAACCCTTTTATTTTTATTTGTTTTTCTTTTTCTAAAGTGTACTTATCATTGTCTGTTTTTATTTCTATATAAATAGATTTGTAGTTAATATTTTCAATTAGATTACTTATTCTATTTAATACTGTACTTTCTTTCACTTCTAAACTCCTATAATAGAATGCATAGTTCTGCGATTTTTTAAGAAATCTTTTGCACTCAAATATTTTAAACCTTTTTCTTTACACTTTTTTATATAATCTTCTGCAGATTGTTTAGTCCATTTTCTCATATTTTTTCTCCTTATATATTTAAGTCCATTATTGCTTTTCCTCTTTGTGCTGTTATATTAACCTTACTATCCTTGTATGCCAAGATTTTAATTTTTTCTTTATCTGGTTTGTAATCTGGGCAATGCAATTCTATAGTATCCTTAGTCTTTATTATTACTAACCCTTTATCACATTTCCCTTGGCAGGTCGGACATAGATGCTTTATAAGGCTTTCTGTTAATTTATCCATTACAACACCTCTTTAGTTTTTTAATTAATAAACACTAAACAATGATACAATTATAGAATATTGCTATCTAGAATTAATTGACTTCTGACTACACGAGTTTCTTATAGGTAGTGCTAGTCAATTTGCATTCATTCTATGTTATATCATTGATTACTATTTATTAAATGGAACTATATTAATTATCTAGTATCTTAATATCTAATAAAATAGAGCCAAACATTTAATGTTCAGCTCCGTAAAAGTTTTATCTTTTTCTCTCTATTATAATAATATCACAATTTGACAGTATCTTTCAGTATCTTTTAGTGTCTAATTCATCAAATTTGTTTAATGCTTTTTTATGCATTTTTTTTACATATACATAATCATAATTCATCTCATTTGCAACCTGTACTAAGTTTTTCCCTTCTATGTAGATTTTCTCTAACAATAATTTATGTGGTTGTTTTACCTTGTCCAATTGGTTTACTATTTCCTTTTGTTTATTGTTTTCCTGATTAATTTTTTCTAATAACTCACTCACACTATCCATTAAAGTACTTAATAATTCTGCTTCTCTATCTTCAACTTGTCTACTTCCTTTGGGCATGTCTGTTAATGTTGTACTTAATTTATTAATTCTACTTTTATAATCTGCTATATACTCAAGTCTTCCATTTATCCACTTTTGATTCCATTTAAAAGACCTTAAATCTTCTCTATCCATCGTTTTCCTCCTTTTTAACTTTTTTTAGTATGTAATTAAAAAGTCTAATCTCCTTTTCTAGCTTCCTCTTTAGCTTATTTCCTTTACTACTTCTGCCAAATAATTCCTCTAAATCTGCAAGCTGAACTTGGTACATTTCTATTATTTTTTCTAACCTCTTAATAGCTTCTTCTTGCATATTTGTTTCCTCCTACTTGTTTTCAAAATACTTTGTTTAGATTCACCTTTTATCTTTACTTTATTTTTATTTTATGATACACTTTCATAGAAAGGTAGGTGGTAAATACGAAAAAACTATTAAAAGCACTTTTGATTTACCAGTGTCTTGTTTCTTAAAGACACTTACAGCAACCTTTCAATGCGAGTAGATTTTTTCTACTCGTTTTATTTATTTCTTACTTTCCAGTAATTTTTGTAATCTATTTTTTATATCTAAAGATTTAGTGTTCATTGCTCTTAATCTTACTATTTGATAATCATTTTTTCGATAACTTGCATAAATATTTGTATTTTTTGATATTATTTCTTTAGTCTTTTTTATATCATAATCAATTCTGTCTATTATGTCTTTTACTTTTTGAATTGGAATATAATTTTCATAGATTATTTGTTCTGCTCTTTGTTGCTCTTCTGCTCTACCTTTTATATAAGCATCTTGTTGAATATTTCTGTATTTAACTGCTGTCATTTCATCTAAATTTGGTGCTATTGCTATATATTCTTTTAATCCTTCATTCTCTTTTTGTAGGCTTTTTATTAAATTTATAACAAACAAACATAAGTTATCAGGAATTGTAGTAACTCCTCTTTCAGTATTTGTTTGTATCCAATATTGAAATGCTTCATATTTTCTTTTTTCTTCCTCATTCATTTATTACTCACCACCTAACAATTTTAAAACTTCATTTCTACTTAAATTAAAATTATCGCTTATAATACTTATTATAACTTCTTCGTCATACATATTAGATATATCTTTTTTAAGCTCTTTATTCTCATTTTCCAGTTCGTTACATTTTATAACAAGCTGCTGTTTTCTAGCTAGTTGCTCGTTTCGTACCATATGTATACTTTTTTCTGCTTCATACATATTTTTATATCTTTTTACTTCTTTTAATACTCTTTTATAATCTGATAAAATATGCTCTACTGCTAATTTAAAATTTGTTTTAATCCTATCTCCATATTTCATTAGTAATATATTATACCCATTTGTTTTAAATTCTTCTAATATTTTGATATCTTCTTCTATACTATTTCCCATTACATATATTCCTTTCTTAGAGCTGTACCACCAAAAATTTCTCCACATTTTTCACATTTCCAATTTTCTGGCATATTACAACTATCTTCACTTTTTCGTATGCACCTTTTGGTTGGATTGTTGTTTTTATCTAATTTATAATATCTTGTTAAAACACTTTCTTTAAAATATGTTAGTTTTTCACTGCCACAACAAGGGCACTTTTTTATACTATTTTCTATGCTACCGACATTTGTGTCGTTACCATTATTATTTTTTTCATTTATATCATCTTGTAGCTCTTTAATTTCTTCTTCTACTTCTGCTATTTCTTCTCTTATATCTAAATCATCAGCTCCTACATCTAATCTAGCTTGCTGTGTTCTATATAATTCTTCTAGCCTTTGTTTTAATTCTTCTATACTATTTTCTTTCACTATGTATCACTCCTCTCAATATTAAATCTTTTTATTTCATCTTCCCATTCTTTATCTTGATAAGAATAAAATTCTTCAACAATGAATACATCTACTATCTTATTTTCTTTATTTAATACATCACATATCGGGAACCATACACCTTCGTGAACATCACTAAAATCATCTAGTAATTTTATAGTATCTAATTTACAATAATATGGAGTTGTATCAATGTGTAATTGCATATTTACTATATCTTGCTTCAGTTCTTCTATATCTTTTGACTTTTTAAGTATCTTCCCATTCACAAACAAATACCATATCCATTCTTTCATATCTTATTTACTCCTTCACCACCAAATCTGCTTTGATTAAATCTTGTATATAAGGTTCTATATCAGGATATTTTATATTTTTAATAAATGGAAATCTAAAGCTTATTTCTCCCCATTCTTGTATCAAGATTCCACCTAAATTTTTACCATCTACAATTATATCTATTTCTTTTAACCATTGGTC